TGAACAATTGTGAACAATTTTTTATATTATTATAAATAAAAAAAAAAAAAATAAATATGTATATATATAGTATGTTGAAAAAAATCCGTCACATTGTTCACCTTCAATAAAAACAACAACTTAAATGCTCACACAATGCTACACATTTTAGTATAATCCGTCACAACATCTGTCAAGTTATTGTTTTTATTTGATATAATTGTTCACACTTTTTGGTAAAATTTACTGTTTTTGAGTGATATAGTTGCTATCGCTTTTGCAAGTAATTGTTTTTATTTGATATAATCCGTCACAGTTTTTGAATAAAAAAACATTTGTTTCTTTTGCCCCATTTTATTAATATTATTAAAAAGAAACAGGGGTTTTTGTGATGCGAGGAAAAATGAAGGATATTGCCAGCGACCAGGTGCTTGAGAAGATTTTGCAACTGATTTGCGCGGCCCGGTCGCGCGGCGAGAAGATTGTTGATATTGCCGAAAAAACCGGCGTTTCGGCGGCGCATATTTCGAATATCTATAATCGGCCAGACGTGTTTCGGCCCAGTAGTATGATTGCGGAGAAAATTATCCAGGGTTTGAGCGATGAAATTAAAGTTAAAGATTAAAGCGAAGATAAAGATTTGGAGGCGGGATGCCGAAAGAGAAGAAATCTGATCGCGTCGAAATTGAAAAGCGTATTACTGCTGTTCAGCAGTGGTTATTGCAGGGCTATACCACGCGTGCAATTGTTCAAAATGTTTCGAAAAAATGGGGAGTTGACGAGCGACAAGCCTATAATTATATGAAGCGGGCGTGGTCGGATTTTGCTGAACGGTATAAAGGCGCCAAGAAAAATGAGTGGTTTGCTTTTCATATAGAGGCTCGTTTAAACTTGCTCAGCCGGGCATTGGAGAAAGAGCATTACGGTGTTTGTCGTTCCATTCTTGAGGACATTGCCAAACTACAGGGATTCTATGTTCAGAAACACGCCTTTACTGATCCCAGTGGCGAAAAGGATTATGGAGTGCCGATTTCTGATTCCGAGCTTCGCAAGCGCCTTGTTGCAATATTAAGTAGCAATGGCAATGGAAGTGGTGAGTTTGATCTTGATAAAGTCCTTAAAAAAATAAAGGGTGGCGAAGAAGATAAAAAAGATTGATATGCCGAACGCCATTGACATTAATGCAATAAATTTAAAAAATGAGGAACTGCGTCGCCTTTTGCTCACTCCCGCGGCTTTTCGCAAAACCTACCGCAATGATCCTGCGGCTTGGATTCACGACATTATAATTTGGAAAGACGGCGAAGGGCCAACAGAGTATCAAACTGAAATTACTTCCGAAGTTCCACTCCGCCGCCGGGCTGCTATTCGTTCACCTCATGGGGCGGGGAAGACAACGCTCGCTGCTTGGTTGGTGCTTTGGTTTGCAACAACCCGTGACCCGGATGACTGGAAAGCACCGACAACGGCGTCGGTATGGCGGCAGCTTGAAAAATATCTCTGGCCTGAAATTCACAAATGGACGAAACGACTGGCCTGGAATAAGATGCACCGCGATCCATTTAGTCCGGCTGAAATGCTGACTTTGGCATTGAAGCTGTCGGGTGGCGAGGCTTTTGCTGTGGCCAGTGATAAACCGGATTTAATTGAAGGCGCTCATGCTGACAACCTTTTGTATCTCCTTGACGAGGCAAAAGCAATTCCCGACGGCACCTGGGATGCGGTGGAGGGTGCGTTTTCAGGCGAAGGCAGTGCGAGCGATGCTTTTGCTGTGGCAATCAGCACGCCAGGACCACCGACCGGCCGGTTCTATAAAATTCATAAACGTGAAGCTGGTTATGAGGATTGGTGGACTCGCCACATAACTCTTGATGAATGTATTAAAGCAGGCCGCATTTCAAAGGAGTGGGCCGAGCAGCGCCGCCGACAGTGGGGCGAAGACAGCGCGGTTTACCAGAACCGGGTGCTCGGCGAGTTTGCTTCGCAGAGTGAAGACAGCGTGATCCCGCTTGCTTGGGTTGAGGCGGCGCAAGAGCGCTGGAAGGATTTGCGGGATTCCGGTAAATTGGCGGAGATGGAAATTGAACGCATTGGCGCGGATATCGCGCGGGGTGGCGGAGATAAAACTGTCTTCGCATTTCGTTCCGGGAATGTGATTGTCAGATTAGAGGAATACAATTACGCTGACACGATGCGGACGACTGGCCGATTGGCGGGGCTACTGAATCGCTACGGCTCAGCGAGTGAGATTATTGATGTGATTGGAATTGGGGCCGGTGTATTTGATCGGCTGAATGAGCAGTTTTACAACAGGGTTGAGGCATTCAATGCGGCAGAGCGAACGGACATGCGGGACCGGTCTGGCACCTGGGGATTTGTCAACAAGCGCAGCGCGGCGTGGTGGAATTTGCGGGAGATGTTGGACCCGGTGTATGGCGAGGATGTGGCCCTGCCGGATGATGATGAGTTAGTTGGCGATTTGACGGCACCGCTTTGGCGCGAAGTCAGTGGCGGAAAGATAGAGCTTGAGCCGAAAGATAAGACAAAAAAGCGCCTCGGCCGCTCGCCCGACAAAGGCGATGCGGTGGTGATGGCGTTTTATAATGCCACGGTGAAGGTAAATGTGTGGATATAAGAATGCGAATGCTCGACTTATTTTCAGGAATAGGCGGTTTTTCACTCGCTGCACAGTGGACATGGGGAAACGAACTGGAAATAGTCCAATTTGTTGAAAAAGATAAATTCTGCCAAAAAGTTTTAAAAAAGCACTGGCCTGATGTCCCGATTTGCGATGATATAAGGAAATTTAAGGGAGATAAATATGCAGAAACAATTGACCTTATTACCGGAGGATTTCCTTGCCAGCCTTTCAGTGTCGCCGGGAAGCGAAAAGGCAAGGAAGATGACCGCTGGCTCTGGCCGGAAATGTTTAGAGTTATTCGAGAAGTCCGGCCCCGTTGGGTTATTGGCGAAAATGTTGCTGGAATCATTAATTTGGGGCTCGACGAGGTGCTTTCTGACCTGGAAAGTGAAGGCTACGAAGTCCAGACGTTTATTATTCCAGCTTGTGCCGTCGGTGCGTGGCATAGAAGGGACAGAGTCTGGATTGTGGCCAACGCCGAGGGCAGCGGAAGGGATGAAAAACAGATTACGGATACATTTGTCTCCAGAATCGAATCATCGCGGGAGATTGGAAGATTTTATTGCGAGACAAGAAGCGAGCAATGGTTATCTGAACCCGGAATTAATCGAGTGGCTAATGGGATTCCCAATAGGGTGGACAGACTTAGAGCACTCGGGAATGCAATAGTTCCACAAGTGGCCCATGTAATAATGCAAGTAATTAAGGAAATCGACCATGCGAGTCCTTGAGATTTGGGATTTTGACTGGAAGTATGTGGCGAAGTATATATTTTTTAGTGATGCGAGGATTCATGGGTGTAAAAGAATGGTGGTGGTGTTAAATTGAAACGGAAAATTGACGGCATTTCTGCAAGGCTAAGAGCGGTGTTTCATAAAATATCGCATCCGATGCACAAAATGAGATGGCGGAAAGATGATTGCGATATTATTTGTGAGACCTGCGAAAGAATTTATTGGTGTCGCTTGCTTGAGCAAGAAGTTGATTTAAAAGAAGTGCGTCGCGGCGTTGAGGACATGATTAAAATACAATCTGGTGCAATGCGACGATGAATGAAGAGATGGAAAGATATTGGAAAGAGCTTGAGACTGATCCTGCATACATTACGGCTGGAATTGTTATGTCTATTCAGGAGGAAATTCTTGGAGAGATGAAAGCGCAAGGAATCAATAAAAAACAATTGGCATATAAAATTGGATGTGACATTAGGCGTGTGCATGCTTTCTTCCGGGCACACAATCTTTCTATTCTGATGATTGTTGATGTTGCCTTGGCTCTTGGTGTTAAGCCAACTGAATTGATAAAAAAGGCAATGATAATATGAAAACCTTCTTCAAATACGCATTTCTACAAAACCGCTGGCTGTGGTTTCACATATTAGCAGGCGGCGCACTGGCAAAGATATCGCTGCAATATCTCCTTGCTCGGGATGCGGTGGCGGTTGTAGTTGCGCTGGCGATTTTTTGGGAAATTATGGAGTCATTGCGTCCGGATATTGAGAAAATATATGGCAGTTATTTGCGCTTCTTTTACGATGCGGTCGGCGATATTGTTGGTGCGGTAGCGATGGCATTGATTGTAATAATTTGATTATTATATTTTATAGGAGACAAAAATGGAAAAATTGTTGTTTGATAATCCGAGTTTTAAATCTGGATTAAATTTTACGGTTCGTCTTGGCGAGAAATGGAAAAGTAAAGTTTCTGTTGGTGACATTGTTGAGATTCCAAAAACAGGTTTAGCAAAAATTTGTAAAATTTATTGTTGCAAAATAGCAGAAATTCCAATTGAAGTGTTAGAAAACGAACACGACGAAGAATGTAGGACATTTGATGGGTTGTTAAAAGTTCTAAAAAAAGTTTATCCTATTCTATTTGGTTTTAAGCAAGAAGAAATTAAAGATGCAATAGTTACTTGTTTAGGGTTTCAGTTCTACAAATTAATTTAAAAAAAATGGAAATTCGTCCAATACATTTGAAAGAAGCTAATGATTTTGTCAGGAAATACCACCGCCATAATGATTCGACGCAAGGCGGGAAATTTGCGATTTCTCTTTGGAAAGATGAAAAAATGATTGGCGTCGCTATTGCTGGAAGACCAGTGGCCCGGAATCTTGATGATGGATTTACTGTTGAGATTCTGAGGGTTTGCACTGATGGAACAAAAAATGCCAATTCAAAACTTTATGGGACGATGCGAAAAATTTGCAAATTGATGGGCTACAAGAAAATTATTACTTATACGTTGCAGGAAGAAAGCGGTTCTTCTCTGTTGGCGGTAGGTGCTGAAATTGTTGCAGAAGTCAATCCTCAAGAGTGGAATAACAATAAGCGCAAAAGGAAAAGCCAAAGCGTTTATAAGCAGTATAAATTCAGATGGGAGTTATAATGAGTTTTGCAACAAAGAAACAAAACAAGCCGAATGGCAATGGTGTTGATATCGCGACACTGGTAAAAGAAGATATTGAAGCCAGAGCGAGAACAGGGCAAAGGAAATATGGCGAGCGATTGCAGCCGTTTAATGGGCGCAATGCTTTGGTTGATGCTTATCAGGAGGCACTTGATTTGTGCATGTATTTGCGCCAATTGATTGAAGAGCAAAATAGCTTATAATAATTTAATAAACAAAATTCAATAAATGAAAAAAATTGTTTATTTTAATGCAAAAAATTCCGTAAATTATAAAAGAAAGGGTTATAAATGGAGCAGTTATTCGCGTCTCTGCCGGTTCGGGTCTTTGAAATTCTTTTTATTTTAGCTTTCTTTGCCATCAGCACTTATTGCGCGCAGCTTTCTTGGCGGCTTCCTTACAAACAGATGATGGCGATGAAAGAGTGGAAACTTCGAGCCGGGTGGTACTACGGCGTGTTTATTCAGGTTATGGTCGTTGCGGCGATGCTGCTTTCGTTTGTGATGTGGATGGCACTTCGGCTTGGAGGTTAGAAACTGCCCGGATTTGCAATTGACTATAATTAGTCATTGACGACAGAAAACTAAAAACAAGGAAAAGGCGGAGATGCGAATTTGTTTAGAAAATTTATTGATGAAGTATTGGATTCTCACCTTCGGGTAGCAAATCCGAAACAGGTGCAGAATCTCATTGTCTCAGCGGCCAGCGGTACGACTGAATGGGTTTACAGCGATTCCGAGGCATTGAACAAGATGTACGAAAAGCTGGTCTGGGTGTATCGCTGCGTCTATATCATCGCTCAGAATATTGCCTCCCTCCCACTAAAAATATATGAAATTAAAAAAGACGGCACCAAGGAAGACATTTCTTTTGACCCCGAGTTTATGATTCTCCAGAAACCGAACTGGCGGCAGACCCGCTTTGATTTCTGGGTGGAGTCTTTGTCGCGCTTGAAGCTCCAGGGCGAGTTATTCTGGGAACTCGATAAAGGTGATAATCCGCGTAGCCGAAAAATTCAGGCACTCTGGGCCGATTGGCGCAGTGAGAATGTGCAGGTCATTACTGATCCAAAGAAAGGCATCATAAAATTTAAGCGGCTTTATAAAGGCCGCTGGTATGATTACCCTGCCGAGAACGTGTTTTTCGTGAAATATTTTAATCCGTTTGATGAGTGGCGGGGCTTGTCGCCGCTGCAATCGGGGTCATCGGTTCTGAATCTCGAACTACAGGCGTTATCGTATAATCAAAAGTTTTTCAAGCAGGGGATGAAGCTCTCCGGCGTGCTTGAGACGCCGACGCCGCTGGATGAAGCCGACGCCAAGCGTTTGCGTCTGCGTTTTGAGCGTTTGTATGCCGGGACCGATAAAATGCACAAAGTCGCGGTGCTGGATGGCGGTTTGAAATTCACGCCTTTGAATACGATGACGCTCCGTGACGCTGAGTTCTCGAACCTGCGCAACATGAACCGCGAGGAAATCGCGGCGCTGTTCGGCGTGCCACTGGAAGTGCTTGGTGTCGGTAAGTCCACTTATGCGAATTGGAAAGAGGCCCGACGGAGCTTCTGGCAGGAGACGCTGTTGCCGGAGATAATGAAAATTTACGGATTGATCAATGAGTTTTTGCTGCCGCGCCTAACGACCCGGCAAAATATCGTGGTGGAGCCCGATCTTTCTGGCGTTGAGGCATTGAAGGAAGATCAGGAGACGAAAGCGAAGCGCTTCTTTGAAGGTTTTAAGACTGCTGCAGTGACGCCAAATGATATTCGCAGTCATGTTTACGGGCTCGATGCGGTTGATAATCCTTTGATGAATACGACCTGGTTGCCGATGGCGTTGCAGCCAATCGGCACGGTGGAGCAGGGCGGAGGAAAGTCAAAAAAAAAAGAACGAAATACGGTGATGGCTAATCCGCGAACTGAGGAACAGCGCACAAAAGTTTGGAAAGCAATTGTCAAAAAATTGGAGCCATTTGAAAGACAGATGAAAAGGAAAGTAAAGAAATTTTTTAAAACTCAGGGCGAGGAAATTGTTGCTCGGTTACGAGAAGCGAATAAATCTGTGAAAGATGGATTTCAGATTCCAGGTAATTTATTTGATATTGACGAGTGGTCACAACGTTTAACCGCTGAAACAATTGCAATTATTACTGAGGTAATGTTGGCGGCAGCGGAGATCTGGTCTGGCGGAGTAGTCGATACGGCAACGCCAGCGTTTAATACTGCTTTGGGTCAGAGAATGCGGAAATTTTCTAAATTTGTTAATGAAACTACGAAGGAAAAACTCGACGAAGTTCTGCGGGAGGCAATGTATGAGAATTTAAGCCTTGAAGAAACTGTCCAAAAGATTATGTCGGAAGTCTTTGATCCAGCGTTAACGGAAGGCCGGGCCAGGACAATTGCGAGAACAGAGATTATGGGAGCAAATAACGCGGGCACTCAAATTGGTTTGCAGGAAGGAGGTTGGGAACGCAAGATGTGGCTGACGAGTCGAGATGAAAAAGTCAGGGAATCACATCAAATCGATGGCCAGGTGGTTCCCGTTGATGCAAATTTTGTTTTGTTGGATGGCGAGGAAATGTTTTTTCCGCAGGATTTTAACGAAAGATGTTCCCACATAGGAACAACGGAGCCGGTGAATATATGAAAAAAGATCATCGACAAATAACGGTTTCTTTGGTTTGCAACAACTGCAAATCCGTGGTGGTCGGTAACGTTTATTCCGGTCAACCCGGCGAAATAAAGTGTCGAAGCTGCGGGAGGAGATACGCCATAAGCATGACAACAACTTTCAAGAGGGAGAAAGAATGTCTGAAGCAAGACTAAAAATCTGTAGCATTGATACAAAGGGCATCGACCCTGAACGCGGCATTGTGCCGTTTGTGCTTACCAACCTGGAGCTCGACAGAGACAGTGAGGTGGTGAAGCCGAGTGGTGCGAAAATTGATAACTTCAAGAAGAACCCCGTATTTCTTTGGGCCCATGATCTCCGCAGCCCCGCGATCGGACGGGTGATTCCTGAGACAATTTCAATCAGTGAACAACAGATCAGAGCCGATGTGCAGTTTGATCTCGAAGACCCGTTTGCAAGGATGGTTTTTAATAAGTATCAGAAAGGTTTCCTTAACGCCGGGTCAATTCGTTTTATTCCGCTGAAAATTAGCGACGAGCGGGTGTTCCCGGAGCAGCGCGGTGCGACAATAGAGGAGTGGGAGTTGCTGGAGTTCAGCGCTGTGCCGGTCCCGGCAAATGCAGGGGCATTGGCGCAGAAAGGCATTGACGAGGACTTGCCGGAGAATTGGCTTGATGAGTTGAAGAGTTTTCTTGAAAACGATAATTTCGATCACACGCCGGAAGGTTGGGTGGAGATGAAAGCGAAAACGTTAGAGCAGCGGGAGGATGGCAAAGCGGAAAAGCCTGAAAACGAGGAACCGGAAGAAGTGGAGACAGAAGTCGTTGAGACAGAGGAAAAAGCAGGTCGGGTGTTGTCAAAGAAAAACCGTAAGCTGATCGAGGACGCAATTTCGGCGTTGCAGGCGGTGCTTGAAGCGGATGCGGCGGAGCAAGATGATGGTAAAGAAGAAACTGCATCAATCGAAAAACGCGTCGTTCCGCACGCTCGTTACCCATTGGCACCGGAAGACCGTGCCTGGGATGGTAATGCCGCAGTAACACGGATTCGCCGCTGGGCGTCGAGTGATGGCTCGGGTGACAAAGAAAAGATTGACTGGGCGAAATATCGCAAAGCCTTTGCCTGGTATGATCCAGAGAATGTTGAGAATTTCGGATCCTATAAACTGCCGCATCACGATGTAATTAACGGTGAGTTACAAACGGTTTGGCGTGGGGTAGCGGCGGCGATGGTTGCGTTGCTTGGTGGTCGCGGCGGTGTGGACGTGCCGGAAGGCGACCGTCGCGGAATCTATAATCATCTCGCCAAGCATTATCGAGAATTTGAGAAAGAACCGCCCGATTTCAAGGGGCTTGATGAAATTGAAGAGCCAGAGGAGCTCGACCAAGATAAAAAGGACATCCAAATTGAGGAGCTTGACGAAGCCACGTTGCAGGAAGTCCTGGACGATGTAATTAACAACGTATTAACCGAAATTATTGGAGGAAATGAAGATGACTAAAGAACAATTGGTCGAGCAGATTTCTGCTGCGGTAGCGACTCGGGTGAAGGAGCTGAAGGAAAACGGCGACGACCCCACCAAAGACGAGAAGCTCCGCAAAATGGTCGAGGAGATGCTGGAGAAACGGCAAGACCTCGACAACGAAAAAGCCCGTGGCGGCCCTGGGTTTGATGAAAACGCGCCCGAAAAAGCCATTGATTCGTATATGAAGGGCATGGTGCAGATTGACGACGGTGTGGAGATGCCGCGGGTATTGCTGGCGAGCGAGAAGCAGTTGAAACAGTATTTTCCGGCACATACCGCCGATAAGATTCTGGAATTCCAGAAAATCAATGACGAGCTCTTGATACTCGGCACCATGCTTGCCGGGGCCAAAAACAAAAGCCAGCCCGTCACCACATTGGGTCGGGAAATCCGGCGCACGAAGATGTATCAGGATGCGTTGCAGCGACTCCAGGCCGATGAAGACCTGAAGAAAGCGCTTTCGACTTCGACATCCGGGAGCGGTGCGGAGTGGATTCCGACCGGATTCTCGAGTCAGTTGATTGAGAAGGTGCGACTGCAACTCAAGGTTGCGGCGCTGTTCCCGTCGGTAAACATGCCGACGAACCCGTACAAAATGCCGGTTGAGTCCGGTGGTGCAACTGGATATTTGATTTCCGAGTCCACGTCTGATACTGGAACCACGATTACGGCATCGACGCCGAGTACCAGTAACTTCACGTTTAATGCAATTAAGCTGGCCGGACGGGTGCTGTTCTCGAGTGAAGTCGATGAAGATGCCATCATCAACATCATGGATTTTGTCTCGAACTCGCTGACCACGGCATTGCGGGAAGCGCAGGAGACTTCGATCATCAACGGCGACGACTCCACGACTCACCAGGACAGCGACGTTACCAGTTCGACTGATGCAAGGAAGGCTTACAAGGGCCTGCGCTACTACGCCCTGAACAATACCGGAACCACGACCAAAGATGCGGCGAATGCCAATCTTTCGACTTCGCTGCTGCGGGGTACCCGGATTTTGATGGGTAAATATGGTGTTGATCCGTCGAAGCTGGCCTGGATTTGCTCGCCGGTCGGATACATCCAATGGCTGAGCATCTCCGAGGTGTTGACGCTTGACAAATATGGCGCCAATGCCACCATCATCAACGGCGAAATCGGCCGGTTCGACGGCGTGCCTATCATCGCGTCTGAGTACATGCGGGATGATTTGAATGCGACCGGTGTTTATGACGGCACGACTACCGACCGCACCGGGGTGCTGCTGGTTTATACTCCGGGATTCTGGATCGGTAACCGGCTTGGTATCACGCTGGCAACTGACACTAACATTGATACCGACCAGGTGAAACTGATTGCCAAGATGCGGGTGGCATTCGAAGACCCGTACAATGCGCTTTCGGAAAAGCAGTCGGTCATGCTGTACAACGTCAAGACCACACTGTAAATCAGGGACGATAGGGGAGAAACGGCAGGATGGCTTCCTCTCGCGCACCGTGGCTGGGCCTTCGTGGCCCGGCTGCGGTGGTTAAAAACAAAAAACGATGACAAAAACAGGAGCATAAAAAATAAAAAATGAAACTCAAATTCAAGGCAACAAAAGGCTTTTTGTATCACAATGGGCCGTACGGCGTAATCAGGGACGGCGAGATCAAGGATTATCCGGACAAAGAAGCACAGCGGCTTTTGAAGGATTTCCCGAAGAATTTTGACATTGTCAAGGGAAAAGCTGTCGAAAAACAGCCGGACAAAATGATTAAAGACGCGAAGACAAAGAAAAAATAGAGGGCATGAAAATGAAAAAGCTGATTTTGTTTTTGATACTTGTTTTTGCGGTGTCAAGTTTTGCCCAGGTCGGCGTGTTTGGTACGGCAACGGCAAAACGTGACACGGTGTGGCTAATTTCCAGCGCCGCGGACTCGGTGACAGGGCGATGGATCATGTACGAGGGGAATACCTGGCGCGATAAAGAAGGCATGGCGTCGCTGTTTGCGGGGGTATATTCGGCGGATGATACGATTCGCTCGACAATTACAATTAAATATCAGTTATTGCAGAGTATCTCGAATCTCGGCGATTCATTGGTGACGAGCTGGTACACGTTGGACAGTTTGACACAGAGCGATGTATCTTCGGTGGCACCGGGGGCAGGTACATTTCAGGGTAAAGAAATTGACATGGCTGATGCCGCATCGACGAATAGCACGCCGTGGCAGGTTCACCAAGGGATTCGTTTCAGGTTTGTTTGGACGCCGACGGTTTTGGACACAGCGATTCTGTATTCCCGGTTCTCGCATCCGCATAAGGAGAAATAGCGATGGCAAATATTGCACTTAACACAATGGACTTTCAGCGTCGGGGGGTCCAGTTCTACGAAGGCACGGCAACGATTTCAAGCGGCAGTACCTCGGTTGAAACCGACATATTGATGAAAAACATCGATTTCGAAGACAATGGCTATTGTGAGCTTATGGTTGCGGTTTCGGGGAGTGGCACACCGACAATTACAGTGAGCTTCAAGAATTGGGGCGGTGATCATGTTGGGTTGGAGTCGAGTTATAATGATCTGTCGCCGACGATTACTGTTGATGAAACCAAGCGCTATGATATTGGGAATGAGACCTCGTACTTGCGGACTTCTCGGGGAATTAAACTGAAGTTTGCCGCGGCGTCGGCGGTAAGCGGTGATGTCACAATAAAATACAGGTTGGCGGTGCGATGAAAAGAATTATTTTCTTTTTACTGATTTTTGTTTTTGCTGTGCAGGCGCAGTTTGTGCGGCCGCGGGATTTGCATCAATCGACGTGGAATGCAATTAAGGATTCTTCAAGGGTTGTTGTGCATGATTCTCTTTCCTATCGCTGGAAAAATCTAATAATGGATGCGTGGGAATACGGATTCAGAACGAATAATGATTCTCTTACTAATCTGGTGAATTTTCAAACTGCCATCGATTCTGCTATCGCGAGGGGTGTCCCGCTGAAAATAAGAAGTGGGACTTATAAAATTTACACTGGTGTTTCTTTAACCAATACAGACTCCATGC